CGAATGATTGCATATTTACTCCTTTATCATTTTTCATATGGTTATTATACCAAGACTAGAGCAAAAGTAAACACGCTATTGTAAAAAGTAACAAGATTGTAACATAGTTGTAACATAGTTGTAACAAAACTAAAAAGGGGAGTATCTCAACTCCCCCATGAATCATTATAAAAGGTTCTATTAATGAACTTCTGATTTTACAAAAGTATAGATACCATAAGCTAACGCTAACCAGGCGACCCAATCAAGTAGACCACCTAAGAGTAGGTAAGACAAAGAAACAGCGACAATAACGCCTCCGTCCCAAGATGTTCTTTCTGCCCATCTTGCTAGTACCCAATCTTTTGCTAGTTGTAACATATTATTCATATATTTCTCCTTTATATTTTAAAATTCGCAAATGTGTCTTCCGAATCACGATTTCCGAACCTATTAATCGGCTTATCCGGAATTGGATCAGACATGATGTCTGTTTGAGCCGACTCCTCTACATCATATAGTTTCATGCGGGAACGATCAATACCAATTACAAACCTTTTATATTTGGTTGGATCGTTATATCTATTTTTCAATTGTTTTACCAATAATTGGCCAAGGTCCTCTAGTTCCTCTGTTGATATCAGAGCAAACATAAGGTCTGCCGTTGCTGGTAAACCAAATGATTCAGATGTATCCTCTAGTCCGACATCGGTATTTGAATACCCAGACCTTGTAGTCTGAGTTGCCGATACTATTGGAACATTGAATTCCACAGCTAAGCCTCGGAGTTCCTCGGCTATAGCTTTAATGTATGAATAACTATTTATACTGCCTCCCAGCCCACGCATACGGCTAGACGCACAAATATTTAAATAGTCAATATATATCATATCAGGACAAAAGTTCTTTTTCATTTTAAGTTCATTTAATAAAGCTCTAAAATGTCCTGTATGAGCAGCTCCTGTTGGATATTCCTTAATAATAAGTTTACCAATAGAAGCTTGAGCGATTTTTTGTATTTTAGAATCAAAGGCTGGTTTACCAATCCTTTGTAATTGTTCGATAGGTAAATCCATTAGGTTGGCATCGATACGCTCTGCAATTCTTTCTTCAGCCATTTCCATTGTAATATATAAAACATTTTTACCTTGCTGTAGGACTGATGCGGCACAGTGACACATAAACAAGGATTTACCAACACCAGTCCCTGCAAGAGCAATATTTAAAGTTTTATTGGGTAATCCACCCTTTGTTATTTTATTGAAATAATCTAGGTCAAATGGAATCCTTGATTCTTTTTTATTATAAAAGTCAAATCGTTCATCTGAATCATCAATATAATCATGACCTATTTGTTGATCAAATGAAACGCCTAGAGCTTCTGAGAGTATCTCTGGTATGGAACCATCAGTACGTTCTTTGTCCTTACCATCAATAATTGAAATGGATTCCATAATCGCATTATATACTGCACGATCACGGCACCACTTTTCTGATTCTCTGATGAGATATTCTGTATCAACATCAGACCTTTCTGATATTTCATTGATGAGAGTTGATGAATTATTGAGAACATCATCTGGTGCACTGAGCTTTCTAAGCTCTAATTGAAGTACCTTTGCTGTAGGTAATTTATTATGTTGATTGACAAACCTGACGATGAGGTCAAAAACAACCTTGTGCGTGCCTTCGAAATAGTCTTTCTTTAAATAAGGTACGACTCGTCTGCAATATTCCTCATCATTCAGTAGGTGGTTCAGTATGTGTGTCTGTAATTGATTCGTTATTTCCAATTCCTATCCTTGCTAAATTATTATTTTCGCCCCATTCTAAACTATCAGTAATAATGTGTTGTAATACTGATCCCAGATAATTTTTAAATGTTTCGTCCTGATTTAACTCATCAAAGTCAAAATCGGCTGGATCCTGTATGTTAAATGTGAATCCAAGTGTTGCCATATCCAATTCAGGGCTTTCTTTAATGGATACAGTTCCATATACAACGATAACATCTTTCCAAGTTCCAGTTTTGAATTTAACACCATGGAACTCGGAATTAGGATTCTCTACAATAGAGTAATCTTTATCTGTTATATTATACACTATCTTCTTCCGTTTGTAAAGTGCTCTCGATATCTACATCAAGTAATGGTTTGTGTCCAATTTGATAGTATGATCGAATGAATTCTTTAAAGTCACTACTTTCAAAAATAGGTTCCCAGAATTCTTTTGTAAGTGTATCTTTTTCTCTGACCTTAGGTTCTATAATTTCACCTGTTTCTCTATCAACTGCGGCATACCAGCCCATTGATGGTTTGACTACATAGCCACCAGCCATAGCTACTTCTAAGAGACCTGAATATGGTTCAATACCACCTTCCCAGGATACAGAAATAGGTACCTTTGATTTCTCTTTGACAAACCTCGATTTCTCTACATTAATCACAAAATTATAACCTTTGACCTCGGTACCTTTTTTCACTTGTTGTCTACCTAAAATCCAAATGTTATCAGCTGAGTAATAGATACCTGTACCACCTGATACAATTGCTTTAGGAAAGAGTCCAATCTCTTGATATGTATGATTCACAGCAAGTAAAGGGATGTTCTTCATTGTAAGATAAGGAGTAACCATTCGGAACAATCCCTTTAATGCTTTGGCTCGTGACATATCAGCCACTGATTTTTCGTTAAGAGTATCCTCTAGCTCTTTTTTAGATGCGAGGTTACCAATTGAATCAATCACTACACAGACCTTATCGCCTCGTTCAATGTTATCTAATTGACTGACAAGATCAAATTTTA